CAAATCTAGGTAAATCAATTTAGCAATCAAATAGGCTCTACGGAGCCTATTTTTTTCAGTAAATACTCGTATGGCAAAATCACTAGACGGTAACCTAATCAAGAAGGCACACAAGCCTGAACGATACACATTAGAAGAAGTTAAGCATCTCGAAGCATGTATGGATCCAGTTACGGGTCCTTTATATTTCTGCAAAAACTTTTTAAAGATTCAGCACCCTGTTCGCGGTGCTATTAAGTTTGAGCCTTATGAATATCAAGAACGACTAATAGATGCATATCACAATAACAAACAATGTATTGCTATGCTACCCCGTCAGATGGGTAAAACGACCTGTGCCACAGGTTATCTATTATGGTACACGATGTTTGTACCAGAAGCACAGGTCCTGATCGCTGCTCACAAAATGGAAGGTGCACAGGATATCATGAATCGTTATCGATTCGGTTACGAAAACCTTCCAGACTTTATACGTGCTGGTGTATATTCATATAACAGAAATACAATTGAATACGATAACGGAGCACGTATCCAAGCAGTGACAACTACGGAAAATACAGGTCGTGGTAAATCTCTTTCTCTAATTTATTGTGATGAGTTTGCATTCGTACAACCACCAGAGAAAGCCAAAGAGTTCTGGACTGCACTATCGCCAACATTGTCAACAGGCGGTAAGTGTATTATTACATCAACACCAAACTCGGACGAAGACCAGTTCGCTTTGATATGGACTGAAGCTAATAAAAAGTTTGATGAATACGGCAACGAAAGCAAGTTAGGAACCAACGGATTCTATAGCTACTTCGCACACTGGAGTGAACATCCAGATCGTGACGAAACATGGGCTAAGATTGAACGTGCAAAAATTGGTGAAGAACGTTTCCGCAGAGAATTCGATTGCGAATTCTTAATCTTCGACGAAACTCTAATCAACGCAGTAAAGTTAACAGAACTTGCAGGAATTGATCCAATAATGACTATGGGTCAAACTCGTTGGTACAAAGATATAGACCCTAAGGCTACATATCTAGTATCACTTGATCCTAGCCTAGGTACAGGTGGCGACTACGGTGCTATTCAAGTGTTCGAAATGCCCACTATGGAACAGGTCGCAGAATGGCGTCATAATCTAACACCTATTCAGCAGCAGGTTAAACACATGCGAGAAATACTGCGATACATTAACGATCGTGGCCAGGAAAAAGGCGGAACTCCTCAGATATACTATTCAGTAGAAAATAACACCCTAGGTGAAGCTGCATTGATTGTTATCAGTGATATCGGCGAAGAAAACTTCCACGGACTGTTCTTAAGCGAACCTATACGTAAAGGGCATGTTCGTAAGTTCCGCAAAGGATTTAATACCACACACCGTACTAAGATCACAGCCTGTAGTCAACTAAAAAACATGATCGAAACCCACAAAATGGTATTGAAATCAAAGCCCTTGATTTCTGAGCTCAAGACCTTTGTAGCGCACGGTGTAGGGTTTGGAGCTAAAACAGGCGAGCATGATGACCTAGTAAGTGCAACTCTATTGATCATACGTATGGCAGATGTTTTGGCAGATTGGGATCCTAAGATTTACGAAAAAATGACGGAAAAAATCACGGAAGAACAAATGCCAATGCCAATATTCATTAGTACAGGTTTTTGATAAATATAACTATGGACGCAAGAAATAACATTTCAACTGATTTATTCTACAAAATTCGTAGCCGCTTCTCTGGCCTTAAATTAGGGGGAGAAGACGGTGCTATTACTATCAATCCAGAAGACGCTAGATTCTTCGACTTTGATTATATGGAGGGAGAAACTCCGTTAGGACATGTCAGCATTAGTTTAGCTGAACCCAATTCTATGAAAGTTTATTTCAGTACAGGAATCACTGAATCAATGGAAGAGTCTCAAAAAGACAATTGGTACGGTTTCCTTAGAGAACTGAGACAGTTTGCTAAAAAGCGTCTAATGGCGTTCGATACCCGAGACATTACTAAAGACAATCTTGATAAAAGAGATTATCAATTTTTAAGTCAAAATGCTCAACCTAAACCAGAAACGTCAGCGAATATTATACAAAAACCAGTCGGAGAAAGTGTTATGAGTGAAAGCGCAATGTACGGTACAAAGACCGTCAGCTATCAAAAATTAATGGATACACGTTTGATTATTAAGCATAGTCAAGCACTAGTAGACGATACACAGCCAGGTGCAAGAACTCGTCATATCTCTGCATTATTTGTAGAAAACCAAGACGGTGAAAGATTTAAATATCCATTCATCCATTTAGCAGGTGCTCGTGCTATGCAACGACATGTGGCCAATGGCGGATTACCGTATGATGATCTCGGTAAGAGTATTATCACTATGAGCGAAGAAATCGCTCAACTAAAAAGTTTTTCAAACTATGTTGTTCGTAACGATCTAATGAACTCAGATACTAACGGCATCGTTGAAAGAAGCTCACAGGCATTAAACAGTTTACGTGAACAAATCAAAGCATTGGCAAAACAAGGTCATTATGAGGCTTACAAAGAAAGTTTCCAGGCACGTGAACAGGTAGAAATTCCACAAGACGTAGTAGAAGATTTTAAAGAAAAATTCACTGTAAGAAATTTTAAAGAAGATATTAAATCTGTTTTCCCTGTACTGTACAGATTAATGCAAGAAGAAAATACCTTAGGCTATGACGACATAGTCGCAATGACTTCACATCAGGACGAAGAGCAATTTAATGACGATGTAGAAGTTTCTGAACAAATAGATGATTTTGAAAAATTTGAATCATGGGTAATGGGACTAGGTGAAGAAAGTGCTATTGCCAGCCAAGATCAAGAAGAACAAGCAGAGGCTATCAAACAATTACAGGAATTAGTCGGCGAACATTTCCCAGCAGGTGTAGACGGCAGCAATGCTATTGAAAGCCTTAAAGGTCTTATTGACGATCCAGAATTGTTTAAACAAATCAAAGATCAAGCCAAAGAAGATCCAGACAGTTGTGTTCGACCACTAGTAAAACAATGGCTAGAAGATAATGCTCCAGACGTAGTAAGCAAGTTAGATTTTGGAGATATGACAGAGCCAGGTCAAGAAGAACCAGAAGCAGGTGCAGAAGAAGTTCCTGCAGATCAAGCTGCTGCAGAAGTTCCTGCAGAAGAACCAGTAACACAAGGTGACGACAACGAAGAAGGCAGAGAAGGCCGAGGTAGAATGAATGTTAAAGAACTTGCTGAATTTATTACCTCGTTCTATGACAAAGATTCAGGCACATTCCCTAAAGGACCAGAAGGCGTTTGCACTATGGTAGGCAAGAAGTTTGGTGAACAGGCAGAACAAGTTGCTCGTAAATTTGTAGAAAGAATGGCACCACAACAAACATCTGAAAATAATCCAGAATTAGCAGAATTGGCTCGTATCGGAGAACTAGCAGGTGTTAGCGAAGGCCCGATGTGGGACAAAGTGAAAGCATTTGGAAAGGCAGCAGGTGACAAAGTCATGCGCCACGCAGACATAACTGGATATACAAAGGCCAAACAAAATTTTGAAAAATGGATCGATTCTCATCCAGAACTAGAACCAGAAAAAGAAAATCTTCTTTCTAAATTTGATGCAGAAGCAGAAGAAGATCCACATACTCCGTGGAACTGGGGTAAGTATGCACTAGAAAAATGGAAGGAAGAGAAAAAGTCCGGAGCAGTTAATCAAGAATCTAATGACGAATTATCAAGAGTAAAAGCGTTAGCAGGCATGTAAAAATTAATTACATATTAAAGATTGGGCACTTCGGTGCCCTTTCTTTTGTCAGTTTTACCAAATCATGTTAACCACTATCTGTTCCTTTGCGTTATATATATAGTTGTCGAATTTCTCGACAACAATAACAAAATGGAGATTTTCATATGAAATCAATCGTTGCATTAACCGCTGCTCTTTTCGCAGCCACAACAGCATTTGCACAAGCACCTGCTAAGAAAGAAGAAGCCAAACCAGCTGCACCTGCTGCCGCTGCACCGGCTAAGGATGCTAAGGCTGCTCCAGCACCTGCTGCTCCTGCTAAGAAAGAAGAAAAGAAAGACGCAGCTAAGAAGTAATGAGCGATTGAAAGGGCTCTTTTTAGAGCCTTTTCTTTTGGCAAAATAATCTATCACGTTTGAAAGAAAATAGTTTGCTTTTACTAAATAAAAAGCGCATAATATGTTTATGCGAAAGGCATATAAGTCATTTACACTAAGGCATAAGGAGGCTATAAAATGGCAACATTAGCAGAAATTCGTGCTAAACTTCAAGAAGCACAAAATAAGAGCACAGGCTCTACATCAAGCGGCGGCGACAACGCAATTTACCCACACTGGAATATGCAAGAAGGCAAAGAAGCCGTAGTACGGTTCTTACCTGACGGCAATGCCAATAACACTTTCTTCTGGGTTGAACGAGCAATGATTAAATTGCCGTTTGCAGGAATCAAAGGCGAAACAGATTCACGTCAAGTACAAGTTCAAGTACCTTGCGTTGAAATGTACAACGATGGTTCAGTATGTCCTATCTTGTCAGAAGTTCGTGGTTGGTTCAAAGACAAGAGTCTAGAAGACATGGGTCGTAAGTATTGGAAGAAGCGTAGTTACATTTTCCAAGGTTATGTTGTCGAAGATCCAATCAAAGAAGATAAGACACCAGAAAATCCTATCCGTAGATTTATCATTGGTCCTCAAATCTATCAATTGATCCGCGGTGCATTAATGGATCCAGAGTTGGATGAGTTGCCAACTGACTACCTTAAAGGTGTTGACTTTAAGATTGCTAAGACTAGCAAAGGTGGTTTCGCAGACTACTCTACATCAAAGTGGAGCCGTAGAGAACGTGCTCTAGCAGATGCTGAGCAGGCAGCGATCAATCAATATGGTCTTTTTGATCTGTCTGCATTCTTACCTAAGAAACCTTCAGATATTGAACTCAAGGTCATGAAAGAAATGTTCGAAGCGTCTGTTGACGGTGAGGCATATGACATGGATCGCTGGGGTCAATACTTCAAACCCGCAGGTATGGGCTCAGCCACAGGTGATCCTGTAGCAAAAGCCAAAGCGGTGCCATCATCCGAAGAATACGATGACGAACCTGTAGCAGCACCTGCTCCTGCTCCTAAAGCAGAAGCTCCGGCAGCAACAGCAGATGGTGCTAGTCGTGCGCAAGACATTCTTGCCAAGATTCGCGCTCGTCAGAGTCAATAATAATAAACAGAAGAGTATGGGGTAATGCCCATACTCTCTTACCATAATAGGAGATTAAGATGGCAAAATTAAGTAAACTAGCAAAGGTAAACGAATCGATTACTATCAATCGCTACGACAATGGTTGGATGATTGAAATTGGCGGTCGTGACAAAAAAGAAGAATGGAAAACCACTAAGACCATGTGTAACACAGAAGATGAATTAATTGCTGTGATCAAAGAGTGGAACTCAATGGACCTGGATAACTAATATGGCTAAAGCATTTGATATTTCTAAATTTAGAAAGTCAATTACAAAGTCTATTGAAGGCTTGTCAATTGGCTTTAACGATCCAACTGATTGGGTGTCAACAGGTAACTACGCACTGAACTATCTTATCAGCGGAGACTTTCATAGGGGAGTTCCTCTGGGCAAAGTCACTGTATTTGCTGGCGAGAGCGGTGCAGGTAAATCTTATATTTGTTCTGGTAACCTTATCAAGGCAGCACAAGCACAAGGCATTTATCCTATCCTAATTGATACAGAAAATGCACTTGATGAAGATTGGCTTAAGGCACTAGGCGTAGACACAGCCGAAGATAAGTTGTTGAAACTTAACATGGCTATGATTGACGATGTAGCAAAAACTATTACAGAATTTGTTGCAGAATATAAACAGATGCCAGAAGACAGTCGTCCTAAAGTGTTGTTTGTTCTTGACTCACTAGGTATGTTGTTAACTCCAACAGACGTTAATCAGTTCGAAGCAGGCGATTTAAAAGGTGATATGGGCCGTAAGCCTAAAGCACTAACAGCACTGGTTCGTAACTGTGTGAACATGTTTGGTTCATTAAACATTGGTCTAGTAGCTACTAATCACACATACGCTTCACAAGATATGTTTGATCCAGATGACAAGATCTCTGGTGGTCAAGGCTTTATCTATGCGTCAAGTATCGTGGTAGCGATGAAGAAACTCAAGCTCAAAGAAGACGATGACGGTAACAAGATCACAGAAGTTCGCGGTATCCGTGCGGCTTGTAAGATCATGAAAACTCGTTATGCTAAACCGTTTGAATCAGTACAAGTGAAGATTCCTTACGAAACAGGTATGAATCCGTATAGCGGACTGGTAGACCTGGCTGAAGCTAAAGGTATGCTCAAGAAA